TGTTTGGTTACGCTCTGTAGGTTCTCTTATTGAGTATGATCATGAAACTTATGTTATATCAGTTGGTGATGATATTACTTATTCTACCACTGATGAATATACTGAGAAATTTAATGATATTGCTTTTGCAAAATATGCTGCTGAGCTTGGTATGGTTTATACAAATGAAACCAAGTCTGGTGAGATGGTTGCTAGGAGATCTTTGACTGAGATAGAATTTCTTAAAAGGAGTTTTGTCTTTGATGTGCGTGAAGGTGTTTGGATTGCTCCTCTTCGTCTTCAGTCTATCCTTAAAATGATAGACTGGACTAAGAGAAAGCATAAAAACGCTATTGTTGCCTCCAATGTAGTAGTTGCTATAAAGGAGTTGTCTCTACATGAACGTCCTGTTTTTGAACATTATTCTGAGATGATTAAAGTAGCTTTTAAAACTAGTTATCCTTATTTACATCCTGCAGAACCGTTGGATTTAGATTTTTGGTCTCGTAGAGCTCAAGTTTTAAATACAATGTTGTTCTATTAGATAATGTTCAATCCCTCTTTCTAGTTTTGTAATGCTAGTTTCAGGTATTTTTAATTACTTGCTTGGGAAAGGACCCCTGACTTTTTATTTCAATAAGAAATAATTACTGTATCTTTTGGATACCCATGAGAGAATAAAATCCAATTTCTAAAACTCTTTAAGGCTCTAGATACTTGAAATCCTTACCTATTTAGGTTTACTATCAGATGGGATGTAGGCATTCCCTACAATATCAGAGAATATTGGTGCGGTTACTTGGCTTGAGTGTGCCAGGATACTTTAATATACACTTGCTACAAATTCAAACAATAATAGCGCGGCCACTAGCGTTTCCCAAGGTGGCATTGGACCTTCTGGTTCGGCTAATTTATTCCCTAGCCAGGATGTAATTGGTACTGGTAGTATTGAGCAATCTTCTACCACTCAATTTGTTTCAGATAAAAATATAGTTTCTGCTGAGAAAATATTTCCGACTCAAATTGATCGTTTAGTTTTTGATTCATCTTCTGACTCTTTGAGTCAGGATGTCAAGAGCTTTTTGGCTAAACCTGTTAAGATTACTTCTGGTAATTTTTCTCCAACGGATACTTTTTCCACTTTTAGTGCAGTTTTTCTTCCTCTTCAAGCTGTTGATGAGCCTGTTTATGCTCAAAAACTTGCTGGTTTTTTAGGATTTCGTGCTACTATGGTAATTAGAATGGTTGTTAATGCCAATAGATTTCAACAAGGTAGATATATGTTAATATATGCTCCTGTTGGTGGAGCTGATACTTCTTTAGCTTCTCACGGAATTTGGGTTAATGATCATCTTTCTACTTTGGTTCAACGAACTACTATGCCTCATGTAGAGTTGGATCTGTGTTGTGATACTGAATGTACTATTAAAATTCCCTTTAATAGTGCTCTCAATTATTATCCTATCGCTTCTTCTAGTGGTACAAATGGATTGGGTCAATGGGGTATGTTGTTGGTGAATCCTTATGTTCCTTTAGCTTCGGTTACTGGAAATTTGACTGCTGCATATACTGTTTATTGTCATTTTGAAGATGTTCAATTAGTCTCGGCTACTGTTCCTCAGTCTCCTAGACTAGCTTTTACTAAGAAGTCTAAAAAGAGTGAGTCTGAAGTTGAACAAGATTCAGTTAATATTGGTCCAGTTTCTTCAGCTTTAATTAAAGTTAGAGATGCAGCTAATATTTTTTCTAATGTTCCTTTGATTAGTTCTTATGCTTCTAGTGTTTCTTGGTTTAGTGATATAGCTGCTAATGCTGCTAAAGTATTTGGTTGGTCAAAACCTGTAGTTTTGGCTCCTTCAACAAGAGTTACTCAAAATTATTTGCCTTATTTTGCTAATACTGATGCTACTGATCTTTCTTTTCCTCTTTCTTATTCCTCTACTAATAGTGTTGGAACTGCTTGTGGCTTTTCTGGTACTGATGTTGATGAAATGTCTATTCCTTTTCTTGCTTCTATACCTGTATGGATGGCTACACAGTCGTGGGCTACTGAAACTACTATGCCTGTTGATACTCTTATATTGAATACTGATGTTAGTCCTTCTGCTGGTATGTTTAGTACTGTTGTGAATACTGCTACGTTTTTCCATTTTTCTCCTTTGCAATATTTAACTCAATTTTTTAGTTATTGGAGAGGATCTATTGTTTATAAACTTAAGTTTGTTAAAACAGAATTCCATAGTGGTAGATTATCAGTTACCTTTAATCCATATAATAGTTTGGTGTTTGGTACTGTTACTCCAACCTTGGCTGATTCTCCTTTTATACATAGGCAGATTATTGATATTCGTGAGGCTAATGAGTTTACATTTGTTATACCTTATGTTGCTGATTCACCTTATCGTTCGACTACTTTGTCTGATCCTGGTGAAATTGGTACTTTTACTATTAGAGTTCTTGACCCATTGGTTGCACCTTCTACTGTTAGTCAAACTGTTTCTATTATTATAGAGAAACATGCTGGTCCTGATATGGAATTGGCAGTACCTCGTATTAATAATTTTAATTATTTTACTGGTATTACTCCTCAGTCCGGATCTGCTTTTTCCAGTGTTGAGCAAGGTTCTACTGTTTGTTCTAACCTTAATACTACTATTGGGAATTCTGTAGTACAAAGTGATGGTAATGTTAATTCTCTACACTGTATAGGTGAGAAAATATTAAACTTGAGATCATTGTTGAAGATACCTCAAGCTCTTTCTTTTGTTTCTGTTACCCCTGCCGCTAATTATTTAAATATTATACCTTATATTATTACGGCCGGTCGTGTTAATGGTGTTACAAACACTAGTCCTGTGGTTAACTCTGATAATTATTCAAGATTGGCTTGTTGTTATTTGTATTCAAGGGGAGGAGTAAGGTTGAAATTTTTAGATAATTCAGCCGTTACTATTCCGCAACCTATAGCGGTTGTTCTTGATACTCGAACAGTTACTGGTACAACTTTTAGATCTAATGGAATTGTTTGGAATTCAGCTAATGCGGCTTCTACTACTAATGCTACTGATCGTTCGAATATGCCGGTTGTTGTTTATCGTTCTGGTTATTCAGGCGAAGTGCAAATTCCGCAATATCATCGTTACCATAGTCGATTAAATAGTTATTGTGTTGGTGCTAATGGTTTGCCTGATAGTGCTGATTCTGTTGGTTTTTCTCCACAAATTGCAGTTACTAGGAAAACTATTCCTAATGCTATAGTTGATTGTATTCCTTATAGATCAATTTCT